CATATTCTTCTAAAGGCACACCTAGTTTTTTAGCGATTGCAACCTGTGATGGTGTGAGTCTCACAGTTCGTTTTCCTGTTTTCTTTGAAGTAGACTTTACAGCAGGGGCAACCGTTTGGTCAACCACTTTTTTGCTTTTTTCTGCTTCAAAATTATTTGGAAATCTTTCCTGTATCTGACGATCTATTTCATCATAGTATTCATCAGACCGTGGGTCATAACCCTCTTGTTCGACGAGCTTACGATGAATAGCAAAAGCAGTGTATGTCATTGCTTCATCTTTACCAAACCACTCGTTTTTCTCCGCCCAAGCCGTTGCTTTTGGGTCAGGCGGAGGAGGGGCTTCTTGAGTCGTCGGGGGTGTAGGTTCTGGAGCTTGCTGAAACTTCTGTGCTTGTAACTCCAACTGTTCTTTTTGAATTTTTGCACGCTCTGCATCTAAAGATGCACGAGCAAGAATACTTTGTGCATCCGCTTGTGCGTTCACATCGCCTTCTTCAATAGCTCTTTTCAATCTTAATTTAGCTTCTTCAACTTGTGAAGTTGACGCTGTCTCCATTGTGGATGCGTAATTTTGATTAGCTGATTGCAGCTGCTCTTCTAATTCTTTTTGTTTATCTTTAAGACCGTTTGCATATTTAACAGCAGCCTCTTCTCTTCGTTCGGCTTCTCTTAACTTACCAACAAGAGTGGATATTCTTTTTTTAACTTTCTCTCCGTATTGATCGTGTTCACTCTTTTCCGTCGTCCGTTGTTCGGCGGTCTCAGGCTGTTGGTCTTCGGTCGCTTCTTGTTCTGGTTCTTCTTGAGGAGCTTCTTCCTCAACTGGATTGACTTTTGTTTCGGCTAATTCAACATCAACGGAATCACCGCTGGTGTCAATAGGTACAAGTTTGTCGTCTTGTATTTGTTCTTTTTGTGCTTCAGGCATGGTTCTTGTCTCCATGAATTGTTAATTTGCAAGATCGACTACATATGTAATATGTCAGTCGGGTCTTGTATTATAGCAAGTATTTCATCATCATTCAAGAGTCTTAATTCACCTCCGTCAATTTTTAATCTTGATCCTGCGTAACGTGCAAAGATAACCCAGTCACCTTTTTTGCACCATGGACCTTCTGGAAACTTATTAACATCCCCATACGCATCTGGACCAGTAGATAATACATAGCCACAAACAGTTGCTAATTGTTCTCTTTCACGAGTTTGATCAGCTAAAATAATGCCACCTTTACTTTTTTCTGCGCCCATATATGGCAGTATAAGTATGCGCCAACCAGTTGGTTTGGGCAGTTTTTCGGCCACAGAAGTGTCGATATTGTCAGGATTCATGTATTTTGACTCTCTTTCACCATAAATATCCTCAACTTCTTTCTGTTTTTGCTCTATTTCAGCTGCTGTTTTGCCTTTTTCTGCAATTTTTGCTTTTTCTTTGCGTCTAGCCTTCGCCATATGTTCTGGAAGTATTAAATCACTCATTTTTTTCTCCTTTTTCAAGTATTTCTCTAATTTCGTCCTCTAATTCTTCGAGAACACGGTATTTTCCAATCATAAAGTTGTAGTCATTGCGCTCTGTGGTGCTTCCTTGCATCACAAAGTCAGTTGTTTGCTCTTTTTTCTCACGAATAAGACGTAAAATCTTATCGCTTAACCAAAGTCCGTCCATTTTTTAGTCTAACCTTTCTTTTTTTCTTGCGTTTGTAGCTTGGTTTGCCGCCTTTACCTATGCCAACGGTCTTTCCACCTTTGACTCTTACTAAAGAATACACCATTTAGCTTACAACTCTGACCTAATTTCTTTATATTTTTTCAATATACCACTTATTCCATCATGCACAACCATATTTCCGTTACTTGGGTACATGATATTTAATGGCTCATCCATAAATCCTATAAAACCACCCTGTGCTGCTCGATATATTGGATTGCTGCTAAACGTTCCACCAAAAGGTGAAGCTAAATTTACAGGAGTAAATGCAGATTTAAGATAATCCATATAATTTGTAGCCGCTGGTAATCTTGTAACACCACCCGTGGGAATAGAAGATATAAATTGTGGACTTGAGCCACGTGCATCACCAGTAAATCCTGACAAAACCTCTGGCTCTTCTTCAACCTTCTCTATTTTTTTCTTAATATTTCCAAGAAACGATGAAGTAGGAGCTGCCTGACGTTCGTCTTGTCTGCCTCCGGGATCTGACATAGGGTCCATTGGAAAGCTAATTCCTTTGGTGTCAACACCTAATGCAGCAAGACCTGCACCTATTGGGCCTGTTATACCTTCAAACGGTCGCGCAACAGTTTCTCCTGTATTAATATCTCTAACTAGTGGTTGTTGTTTTAAACCAAACAAGCCCTCACCTGGGGTAAAAGCAAGATTGTTTAAATCAAAACCTCTATCTGTTAATTGTTGTTTTTGTTTATCTGTTAAACGATCAATGCTTTGACTTGCTAAACTACGAGTGGTGGGCTGTTCATTGGGTTTTAAGGGACCAAAGAAACCTAAGCCTGCAAGTCGATCCAAATCTGTTCTTACTAGATTGGCCTGCGTGGCAATGTCTCGATCTATGCTTTGCACTGCATCTACAACTTTTCCTTTTGTATCATCATCAAGACCGCCGAACACATTTCCAGATATTCCATGTCCTCCAGCGATCAAAGACTTTAAAGTGTCGGGCGCTAATTTATTAACTAGACTTTCAGATAAATTTGCTTTGGTTCTATCAGTCGTTACCTGTCGAAGAGCTCTAGCTTCTTCCTCCTCTTTTTGTAATCGAGCTTGTCTTTCCTCTGCAAGTTTTTGTTTTCTAGCGGCCTCTGCTTCTGCTAACTCTCTGTTTCTAGCATCCTCTCTTGCTTTTGCTGCTGCTGCGTCTGCCGCTGCTTTTGCTGCTGCTGCAGCTTGTGCTTCTGCTAGCTCTCTGTTTCTAGCATCCTCTCTCGCTTTTGCTGCTGCTGCATCTGCCGCTGCTTTTGCTGCTGCTGCAGCTTGTGCTAACTCTCTGTTTCTAGCATCCTCTCTTGCTTTTGCTGCTGCTTCTGCTGCTGCTCTATTCGCTGCATCTACTCTATCTTCTGCTCTTCCAAAAGGCTTCCCTCTCTTTCCTCCTAGAAGTCCTCCTCTTTGAGTTTGTCCTTGACCTCCCGAAGGTTTGCCTCTTCGGCCTCCTCTAAGTCCCCCTCTTTGACTTTGACCTTGTGACATTACAATCCTCCATTTGGCTTCATAACATTAGATGTTATTTTATCCATGTTCTTTGTAATCTTTTCTGCTTTGTCCATAATTTTATTAACAGAATCTTTTTCTAATTTTTCTGTTGCGATTGCAGATCGAAGAGCGACCGCATCTTTTTGTTGATCTATTTTTTCACGATCAATATCTTCTCGGTTGTCTATTCTTTTCTTCTCAAGACCTAGTCTTTCGTTTGCCTCTCGCGCTTTTCTCATCATGTCTTGTTGTTTAACATCTAACTCTTCACGTTTAAAGTCGAGCAACGGATCGCCTGCAGAGTTTTTTAACAAGTCTTCATACTCTGCTACAAACTCTGCAATCAACTCAGACTCACGTTCAGCGACTCTTGACTGCATCTCTGCCATCATTTGTTGTTGCATCATCTGTTGCTGCTCAGGCGGTAGTTGCTGCATTTGTGCCATGACTTCTTGTTGTATCTCTTCTTGTGCTTTCAGTGATATGTGTTGCATAATATGTGCCTGTAAGTTTGCCATCACAACAGGACTTTGCTTGACCACAGTGCTGTTCATTACAGCAAAGTGTGCTTCAATATGTGCATCATGATTTTGTCCTGGAAATGCTTGCGCTGGCATGCCTGCAAGAATCTCTGCATTTTCCGTAGCAGGATCTTTTGGTTGTGGCTGCATTGGTGGTGGTAAAATAGCTTCTATGTTTTGCACACCCATGGCTTCATACATTCTTCTGTATGCTTCGTGTATGTTGTGAAGTTGTGGTGCAGCTTGTGCTAACTGTAACTGCTGTTGAGCTAGTGTAACACGTTGTGTGATTGAAAATATGTTTGGATCTGACACAGGTATTACATCAATACGTGCATCAAAATCTTGCGCTTTGACAGACTGGTTTCCACCAACTACTTGATATGGATAAACTGGCGGCAATGTTTCTGCAAAAATCTTAGCAAGTAATTTAAATTCTTTACCTTGTGCGGAGTGCATTCTTTTGTGAATAGCAGACATGACTTTCATGCCACGCTCTAATAATGCCATTGTTGTGCCTACAGGATTAACTTCATTGCCTTCGCCAAGTTTCATGTCAGCCACAGCTGCAAAAGATTTGCCGCTATCAATTACAAAACCAAGTAAATTAAATAATGTGCCTGATGGTTCTTTGTAAGGCAGAGGAACAAGTGAGTTACGGATGTCACCAGCCGGTGCATCAACATCTCTAAATTCACCAGGTGTTAGTGGCTGATCGTCATCCCTAATGCGTAAACCTCTAGCTTTGAACCCTGCGGGTAAGTTAACGAGTGTGCCTGCATCAATAAGCTGTCGTAATATAGAGGTTGCGGTTTTTGTGAGACCACCCAACATATGGATGAGACCAAAACCATAAAAACCAAGACCTGGCAAAAACTTGTAATGAACGAAATATTGTTTTTTAATTTTGAGTGGATCAGCCTCATTCCAGTTCCTTCTAATAGATAATATTTGATTGGAGTTCTCCTCTATAGTTACTATGTACGGTAAACTAATTCCAGTCTCTTCGCCTGCCTCATTGGCATCTTCATATCCAGGCAAGTCAAGATCCACGTGCATCTCAAGCAAAGTGTACACATCATCTTTTGTGTAAACTCTCTTTCTTCCATCAATCTCATCGATCTTATCTTTTACTTCGTCTTTATCATCACTTGATGCGTCTCCTAGTTCTATGTCTCTATAGAATCCTGACACTTGAAATTTTCTTAAATCATTAGACATCATTTTTACAATGTGTGTAATACGTGAACACGTCATTAGATCTGTAGCTTCGTATGGCACTACAAGATCTTGAGAGGATACAAACTTTGCAACAGGTCGTCCTAGTGTGTTGTCAAAGTAAACCTTACGGAACGCCGAACCGGATAGGGGGAGATGAAAAAGCATCTGATCCAGTTCGGGTTCGTACTCCTCCATAATGTGAGTAAGTTGATAGTTCATGAACTCTTTTACACGAGCTGACTGTGCCTCAACTTGTGGATTAAGAGCGCCCATGATTTGAGTTTTTACAGGGCCTCCTGCAGGAAATAATTCTTTGTAAGACTGTGCTTGAAACTGTGTAACAGACTCAGCAAGTAGCGGGTGTGATACACCCGAAGCTCCCGGAAAAGGATCTGTTCGATCTTCGTAAGTCATACCTAAGAGCTCAAGACCTTCTGCATAAGTTGACTCCCAATCACTTCGTGAATCTTTGTCGGCTTCGTATGCATCTGCTAGTTCTCTTGCAATAAAATCAAGATCACCATCACTTAATTGTTCTGCTAAATTTTCATTGTGACCGCCCATCACAGGTTGTGAAGGACCAAAGTTTATAGTTGCGCCACCATCCATGTCAAGCTGTGGATCGCCTTCCATGACATCTACTTCTTGTGCTCTGATGTCAAACTTCATTTGCTCCTTGAGCGGCATCTCCCTATCAATCGCCATATTAAGCCACCATTTGCATTATGCCTTCAGCTTTTTGTTTTCCCGTTTGTGACATTATTTGTTTAAATTCTTCAAACGTTCCGCTAAATCTTCCGTCCTCTACTGCGGCATCGTAGAGTGAATACAAATCAGAATCACCTAACTCAGCGCTTTCTAATAAACGCATAACTTCATCTATGTCTGTTTTTGTTCTATCTTCAGGATCGTCAAGAAGAGGAGACGGATCATCGTCATCTGCCTTTGCCATTAAGGATTTTATACCTCGTTCTGAATCTTTAAGAGCTAATTCACCTCTGTACATTTTTTCTGCAGCGTCATCTAATTCTTGTTCAGTTGCATCAGGGTTTAATTTTTTTAACTCATTTTTAAAAAGTTGCATTTCAATTTCAGGAGTAATAGAAGGTATTTGCAGTGGTTGCACCGTTTTACCTTCTCTAAAACCAATACGACCACCATCAGCCTTGCGATCTAAATCTCTGTCAGATTGTGCGCTTTTTAAATATTGCTCCATAGTCATAAAAGTATCTCTATCAAGATCAAAATAGTTTGCTCGTTTTCTTTGTATTATATCATTACCAACCGTGTCCTTTGAGCCTTCCTCAAAACCGATACGACCTCCGTATGCACGACTCATTCTGTTAAGCTCCATACGTCGCATCATATCCGCCATAACATCTTCGTTCACACCAGGACTCATGGCCGGTCTTTTGCTTTCTGGATTTTCCATTGAGAAAAACTCCTCAAAACTCATCATAGGGGGTAATATAGGAGCATAAAGAGGACTTTGTTGTAAAATTTTATATCTATCAACATACGCGTCATACATATCTTGTCGACCCTTTTCGATCGTTTCTGTACGCTCTTCTTGCGTTTGTTCAAATCTATCTTTTCTGAGTTGGTCGGCCTCTTCAATTTGTTTTTTATAATCCTCTTGTGCCGACAACATTTGAGCGATCCCCTCTGGACGTCTCATGGGCGTTATCATTTTTTTGCTTTTGCGATTCGTATGTTCCATGTATTACTTTGCCTTTTTTCTAGAACGCTTTACGCCCTTAATTTTACCTTTGTTGATGCTAGCATAGAATACAGTTTTTCCTTTCTTTTTACCATAAGTTTTTTTCATGGACTTTAGGATCTTCTTACCCTTCTCGTTCAGTGGCATCTAGTCTCCTCCAAAACTCGTCCAAAGCATTGTGTTCGCAGTTGTTGCAGCC